AATTCTTACATATAGATCAGAGTTCAATGCCCTTTGGGTAGTTGCTTTATTTTTCGCACCTGTAATACTAACCTTTACAAGCATAAGCGCAATAGCACCTTTATTCCTGAAGCGATTTAAATATCTTGGTGATATAAGTTTTTCTATATACCTAATCCATTTCCCACTGATGATACTTGCAAACATATTTGTTAATAAATTTGCGGTTGATAAATCAATCTACATGAAAGAATATTTCTTTATATCATTTGTTGTAGTACTGACCTTGTTAGGGTCAATATCTCACTATTACTTTGAAATGCCAATAATGAAACTAATTAGAAACTCACAAAGAAAACAAACGCCAAGCGCTGCGAAATCTTAATCTGAAACTCTCGAACAGCCCGGTTGCAAACCGGGCTTTCTATTATGGAATCTCTGGCCAAGTGATATCTGGAGCTGATGAGGTATCTAGCCGATTAAGTAGTACTCTATACTTTTTAAGCTCGTTCAATTTTTTCTTTTCATCATCTGTGGCCATTTCCAAATCAATAGCATCTTGTAGAGGAGAGATTGAAAGGGCTGCCGACTGCATAAACCTTGCTTTAGTTTCGTTTGCGGCTTCAATTTGCTGCTCTTTTGTGAGGCCTGGAAGTGGTTGTAGCTCAGGCATTCCATTCTCATCACTCCCAATAACACTGTTTCCAGTCTGGCCGTTAAGAAGATATTCCCATTGCTCGTCCGTGATTTCTACCGAATCTAATGGAATATTATCGCCATGTATTTCTTTGTCGTAAAATCCACCTTTAGACTTTGAATAATACTTTGTCATGTTAGTATCCTATAGCCAAATATCTGATAGTAATTGTTCCTGAGGAGTCAGGTGACACAACAGTGAACTTAGCAGTGGTAAGATCACTAAAGAATGTCGCATTTGAATAGATATTCATTCCTGTTGTGGTGACGCCAGAAGATTTATCAGCAATAGTTCCGAAGACATGTAGTTTTACATTTGGGAAAGCTAGAGGAAGCGTTCCTGTACAAACGGTCGCAGAACCTGCAGCTGTAGCCGTTGCTGATCCCCACTGAATAATCAACCCATTAGGAAACTTTTGATATCCGTTTGAAGATAGCAACCCCGCAAGTTGCCCAAAGTTAATTGCATGTCCGCTTTGATTTGCCGGAGACACCTGTTGCGGACCTGTCGTGTTCTGGGATGTTAACAGGAATGAATTTTTTGCTGCGGACCAGATAACCCGGATAACGCCTTTAGCCGCACCAATCTCACCTCCCTGTAATGCCCCTACTGGCCCGATTACCGGATAAGCGGGGAGCGCGTTTACTTTCAGAGTAACTGCGCCGGTGTTGGCTGCAGCGCACGCGATATCAAAAGCCTGACCATCCACCAGCGCTGTGATTGCAGGTGTGGAGGATATTACAATCGCGTTCGCGGCGCCGGTGTCGGTATAGAAAGCCTGATTGGAAAGTCGAGGCAGCAGCTTCAGCGCTGACAACAACTGGTTACGGGTACCTTTTGCCAGCGCGATGCCAGCCCCTTCAATTACATTGCAAATTTCTTCCTGAACAGAATCAAAAAAGTTTTCATCAAGCGCGGTTGGTAATTCCCCGGTTTGTGGGTTTCCGCCAGTAAAGCCGTTTTTGCCCGAGCCGAATTTATCTACCTGAGCGGTAGACGTATCTATACGATGCATAATTACTCCGTGTACAAAAAGATTACGTAGGTATGAGATGGCGCAAGTTTGCTGAGGACGCATTCAACAACGGTGTCGCCCCAGATGCGAATTGAATCAGTGCAGTCACCGATGCATGTCATCGGTTTTATCTGAACGGATGCGGGAATATTCACGCGCCAGTAATAGCGCCATTCGTCACTGTAAAGTGAGTCGGTGCAGACTGATTTACAGGTGAAACTGCTTTTTGGATAGCGTGTGATAGTCGCTCCGGTGTACCCAAGCGCATCAAGCTGAGCGCGATAAAACGCCTCGTTAATTCCACCCGCGAGATTTATCTTTGCATCAAGCCGCTGGCGGCGCTTCTGCAGCGTCTGCGTTCCTGCTGGTGTGCAGCTGTCAGGCAGCCCCGTGATACCTTCATAGCGGTCAATAAGTTCAGTGACTGATCGCGGGTCAATCTCAAGCATCAGGGCATCGCCTCGAGCGTGAGCCCGCGACAGAACAGGTGCGCACCCTAACAGCAAAGGATCACTGGCATCCCATGCGGGACCACGTGGCAACAGCGCCCCCAGCATCTGCTCATATTGCGCTGTCAGGTCCATGTGAAGTCCCCCACAACGCCTATTTCGCCCTTCGCAATTGGCACTTTATCCGTTGGGCTCACCAGAACATGACTGTATTCACCTGTCGCCAGGCTGATAGCCTCGCTGATGCGTGAAGGTTCCAGCGCCCCCTCTGGGACACCATCGCGAAGGTTCATGGCCCTTATCTCTGCTTCGACAGCCAGCCTGATTTCTTCAGTGTCGGGAGTCAGGCGGATGTGGTAATTAACCACATGCGGTGTCGCCGCGAATGCGTAAACATCTGCGCCGGCTATCGGTGCCAGCGGTTCAATATGTGACTGCACGGCGGCCACTACAGCGGCATCCGGGATTGGGTTGTAGAGATCGCTGTTTGCCAGCATGACCCCTACCGTTCCGCGCCCTGACCAGTGCCGGTAAGTCCATGCACGCGTTACGCCTGAAACCTCTTTGGCCCATACCTCATAATCGGCGTCTGCTCCACCCTGTGGTGTGTAATACCAGCGCTCAATGATTCTTGCGCGCCATACCTCAAGGTCTTCAATATCGGTACCACCCTGAATGGTGTCCGCCACTCCAGCCGAAGCCAGACCTGTTATCGGACTGGTGAGGCGCATTGTGATGCCGTCATCCGTATTTCCAGTGACCCCTGCCGTATCACAGGTGACAGGCACGCGAAGCACGCCGCCAGAAGGCGTAGCGCTGGCTGTTGTGGTGAATGACACAAGATCGTCGCGTTGGATGGTCACCCCTGCATCAATACCGGTAGTGCCCGTCACGCCGTCCCAGCGAACATAGCCGCTTGCAGACGTTGCTGCCTTACGCGGGGCGCGCTTCATATTCCCGTGCCGGATGAGCCAGTCTTCGTCCGCAAGGTCAGGAAGGAGATTCCGGGCGAGATAATCTATGTAGCCATATACGGTATGAACCGATGCCGCCAGAACGCGGCTGTACACCTCGGCGTCAGTCCGGCGCAATTCGGCCAGGGTTGAATCAGCCGCCAGGCGGGTAAGAATATCGCTCCGTACTGCGGTGATCAGCTGCGGGAGTGTCGGGCGGGAAAATCCGCTGTCAGCCATTGAGTTCACTCCATAAATCATCAAAGGAAAGCGTCAGGGTTGTGCCGTCCTGTTTCTTTATAACCGTGGAAGCTGACATTGCATTGATGCCGAGCCTTTGCGCTGTCACATCTACCCGCGCGGCCACGCCATCAGCCGTTAGCCACTGCAGAGCTTCTGTGATGTACTCACGAGCTTTCAGCGGCGTCTTGTTGGTCAGTTTTGAGCGCTTAAGTAAATAAAGGCGTGAACCGATGCGGTCATTCTGGACGGTTGGGTACGTGTCACCCCACCAGCCATTGACCTCTTCAGGCGCATCGTCTTTGCCTGCTTTTCTCCAGGTGAAAAGTGAGATGACCACCGCGCGGGTGAGCGGGTCGGTTAGTTCGTAAACCGCCTGCTGCTTACCGTTTATCGTAAGGATCATGAGCCGCCCATCTGTTGCAAGGTTGCATCCGTTGTGCCGCCACCATCGCCGTTTTCTTTATGCTTATGACCGTTGTAGGTCACACGCATCTGGTACATAGAAACGCCACCAGAATCACAGTTATCAACGATGTTTCCGGTTGCTTCGATATCCATTTCGAAACGGGCTTTGGGGGCATTTTTGAGAGTGATCAGCTTTCCACCGCCATCAACAACGATGCCAGTTCGTGTGAGTGTTACCGACTTAGCCTCGTCGTCATAGATGGCCACTTCCCCGCCCTTCAATCCTTTAAGCCGGTAGCGGCGATCCGCCACCACCAGCACGACGCCATGAGAGCGGTCACCGTCAAAGTAAGCCGCAACGGCCTCCGCGCCGCTCAGTGCTGCTGACGTAAAGCCATATGGCTCAAGATGTTCGATATCGCTTTTGCCTTCATTGCCTGGCATGCTGATTTCCAGCATCTGGCACTTGCTGGCCGTGTCGATACCACGTAAAACCGCTCTGGCGAGAACGTTTGAGAGTGCGCGGTTAAGCGCATTGAGAGGACCAGCCATCAGAAATCATCCTCCGCTGCGGCTTTTTTCTTACGCTTGCCGGGTTTGGCAGGCTCAGGAAGGTAAGCATCTGCGGGGCCAACACGCAGCTCACTGATGGTGCCGTTTTCATCCTGCTGATAGGTCACCTCGGCGATTACCATTTCACGGTTATCAAATCCCAGAACAGGATCGAATACGTTCACCAGCATGTTGGGCTGCCACAGCTTACCGTCTCCCTGATGCCACCCCTGAACGGTGTAAGTCACCTCGTCAGTTTTAGCGGCGCGCTGGCGCATTTCGAACTCGCTGCGCTCTGCGCAGGTTGCTGAGGTGGCATTACCGGTCTGTCTGACCAGCAGCGGCCTGTAACGTGCAATGCCTGTGTCTGTTGCCGTACCACGAATCGCTGTTGTGGTTGCTTCGCCAAAATCATTGTTGTTTCCGGCGCGCATGCCTGATACCTGATAACTACTGAAGCGGTCTTTAATACTCTGCTCGCTGTCACAGGTCAGTATGTTTTCTCCCAGCACAAGTGCGGTAGTGGCCTTAACCGTGCCAATACCGCCAATGACTAAATCACCCGCTGCGTTGTCATAGGCCAGCGCTTGCTGCAGGCCAAGCATCTTATTCAGCACATCCATAACGGATTCACCCTGGTCGGCCTGCACGCCCTGCAGTACGCCGGACACGCCGCCCGCATCCACAACGTTGATACTGAAAGGTCTGGCGAGATCTGCGGCAACCTGAACTATTGATCGTCCGTTGTACTGCGAGGGAGCAGCTGAGCAATCAACGAGGTCTGCTGTTTTACTGCGGCCAACAATACCCATTGAGATGCTGTTAGCGTCATACCGCACAGGCGTTGCTTCCACCCATCCGGTGATAACCAGATCATCGCCGATCAGCACTTCAACCTTATCGGCCTTCTTAATGCGGCTGCGGCGGCTTACCTGAGATTCATCACCCGGCCATGTGCGGGTGATCTGGACGTTGAAATCCCTTGCGATACGTTCAATGCCGGCGGCAATGCGGACAGAGGTCCATCCGCCCCACTCACGGCCATTAACGCGAAGAAATACGGTTGTATTCACTGGGCGGGTACTCTCAGGGTTTTAACCGGAACAAAGCCGGGGTGCCGGATGGCATTGCGCGCGGTGATGTCATATTCACGGCCGGCGTCGTCATACCAGTCAGCAGCAAGCACCACTGCAGGTAAAACTTCAGAAGGAACGCGTTCAACCGTTCTGGAAGTTTGCTCAAGGCGCGCCGTGATATCTTCATTAAGCGCAGTGCGCACCTGACGGAGTGCGAGAAACAGTCCGTCATCGGTTACGCGGCTCATCTCCTGATCTATGGCCGAGTTCAGCGTATCGCGTAAATTGGTCAGCTCATCCCATGACGGCACCATGTCCGTAGCAGTGGAAGTAATAACGCCCACCGCTGTGTCATCTTCCAGTAAGTCATTAACTGCAGGGTGCGAAACAATGACTGTTGCTGACGATTGTTCCGCTGCGTTCGTGGTTGCTGAGGTGGAGTTGGGGAGCTTTGTAACCGTATCAACTGCCTCGCTGAGCGCTGACGTACGGATGGCCTGCGCAACATAATTGCGCTGTTCAGTTCTGGCCTGAGTACTGGCACTGTCTGTTTTCCAGACTCCGCGCGGAGCAAGTCCTTTATCGAGGGTGATGCCGCACAGACCTTTGACCATTGACATCAGGTCGGTGACATTTCCTGTCAGTTTGGTGCCTGCGCGCCACATGGTCTGAAGCTGATTGACGAAATTCATGCCACTGGACGGTGGCATCAGCAATACAGACAGATCACCCTGTATCAGACGCGATGCTGCGCTAATACCGGAATCCACGTACTGCATGGCGTCAGTAACGGTATCGAACATCTCCGTTGCATCATCCAGTACGCCGTTTTGTGTGAAATCTGGCAGGCCGTCCAGCCCAAACGCCTCAAATGCTGATGACAGGAAATCATCCATCAGCGCTGCGGCGCCCGTCAGCTTCGCTCCGGTTGCAATCCCAGCTTTGGGGAATGATAACTCGCCCGACTCGATGAAGCTGAAGCTGACGCGGCACATGCGGCCTTCGTCTTTGGTATGGCTTACGCGGACTTCATCCGTAACGGTGACGGTCATCTCGCCGTAAAAAGGATGAACGAGCGTGCAGCTTCCGGGCTTCTCAACCGCTTCGATCAGCCTGTTGCGCTGCTCAAAATAGTCATCACCGACAAGATACGCCTGAACACTAAAGCGCCGCGTTGCACGCCCCATATCTTCAGCCCATGGCTTATCGCGGTTGGGGTATTCATGGACTTGCACGCGTCTGCCGAAAGTGGCTTCATCCTCATCTACCTTAAACGGGACACCCCGCAGCGAGGCATCCTGCAGATTGTCTATCCAGCTCATGGTTACTCCGGGCTTTTAGCCTAACTGAACGCACTGGTCAAATGTCAGGATTAACGAAAAAAGGAATAGGTAGTATGTTGATGGCTCGGAATATTCTTATGAGAAAAATTAATGCAACACACCATCAACTTTTCTGCCTCTATAAATCAGTCCACTGTTAACGGCCTCATATCAAATTGCCTGAGCGCCATAAATCAAGGCGCGAGCGAACTAGTCATCCACATGTCAAGTCCGGGTGGTGAGCTTGTATCAGGCTTCACGGCATATCACTTTCTGAAGTCATTGCCAGTACAAGTACACACTCACAACCTCAGCAATATTGAGTCCGTTGCCAACATCATCTTTCTGGCGGGAAGTAAAAGGACCGGAACTACTGGTTGCCGATTCCTGTTTCACCCATTCCATTGGGGGTTAATGGGCACCAGTGTCGACCATAACCGGGTCAGCGAGTGGTCCGCCTCTCTCGACAATGATCTTGAGAGATACATCGATATCCTTGAGAGCGAGACCGATGGACTCAAGAGCAGAGATGAGTGGAAGAAGATCATTTCCTCCGCAACCATAGCAACGGCTACTACCGCTGTGGAGTGGGGACTGATGTCCGCTGCCGAGAACGCTAAGATGCCGCTGGCGCCCGGCACATACTGGTGGATTATGGGTTGACATATTATTCTCCGGGCAATAAAAAACCCGCCGAAGCGGGTTACTGGTTAGAGAAGCGGTTATATCCGACATCATAGTTAAGCCAGGGTAGTGAGTTACCCGCTGGCGCAACGCGCATGCCGGGCGGCGCATTATCGAATGTTACTTTCAGCTCACCCTGCTGTGGCCGCGAAAGTGGCACGGCTGACTGATAGCCAGGCCCACCCTGCTGATTGTTATACCAGCCTCCGGCATTCCAGCGGTTTTTGAGGGATTGCCAGAAGGATGTTGTGCCATCCTTTTCAGTAACTGCATCAGCGATATCGTTCAGCTTTTTGAAGATGTAAATCGCAACGCCGATGGATACTGTCAGCGCACCGAGTGATGCAATCTGCGCCAGCACGCCGGAAAGTGAAGTTGCTGTTGTGAGCGCGGTTTTCAGAGTGCCAACGGTGCGCACGGTGAATACGCCAGCCATAACGGCGCTGACACCCTCAATTGTGCTCTTCCAGCCACCCATCGCTTCCACGACATCATTCACGTCTTGCCATACCGCTTTAATAACCGGACCAACCTGGTCCCAGTTGCTGACAATAAGGCTCCCACCCAGTACCAGCAGCGAAACCAGCTTGCCCATGGTGGACATCTTCAGCACGGTTTCAAACATCTTCACCGCCTTAACGGCAATACCCACAGCAGAGGCAGTACCCAGCAATGTCAGGCCAAACTTAAAGGTACCGCGAACCATCTCAGGGTTGGTTTTGGTGAACTGCCTGAACTGTTCGACCATTGGCTGAACTTTCTGTGTCAGCCTCACGATATCGGGCAGAAACATATCCCCAATGGTTATGCTGGCAGCACTGAACTGGTTTTTAAGCAACTGAACGGAGTTTGCCGTTGTGGCCGCGCGCGACTCATACTCCTTCTGCATCGACCCTGCATACTGCTGCGCATCTGCAACGCGATTGAAGTTGGTGCGCAGTAAGTCCAGATTCGTCAGCAGAGGGGCGATCGCACCAAGCGACTCTTTACCAAACAGCGCATTCATGACCGCTGCCTGTTTGTCTTTTGGAACCTTAGCCAGAGAGTCCAGTACCTTCAACATCGCGGCGCGTGAATCCTTCTGCATGTCGGCTGCTAGCTGGCCCGGATCAATCTTTATAAACTTCAGCGCTTTCTTCTGTGATGCCGTGGCTGATTTGCCGGAGGTAAGTGAAAGCATGAAGTTTTTGATGCCCGTTGCGGCTATCTCAGACTCCACGCCCATACCGGCGATGGTTGCGCCCATCGCGGCAATCTCACCTGACGCCACGCCTGCAACGCCACCAAGAGGACCGATGCGGGTAACGATGTCGGAAATCTTTTGTGCATTGGCAGGGCCAGTGTTACCCAGGTAGTTAATTTTATCGGCGAGAACCACCACGCCATCCTGCGTCATTTTGAACGCGGTTCGCCACTGTGCCATCATCTGGCCAGACTCTTCTGCGGTCTGATCAAATGCCACGCCCATCTTCACCGCGTCGCTTGCAAACTGCATCAGGTCATTACGAGCAATACCCGCCTGGCCACCAGCCGCAACGATCTGCGCAATGCCGTTCGCAGCCATTGGTAACCGAGTCGAGAGTTTGAGCACATCCTCACTCATCTCTTTAAACTGTTGCGGGGTGTCAAAGTTGACGACTTTGCGAACGTCTGCCATCTGCGATTCGAAATCCATCGCCTGGCTGATGGGTACTGCAAACGCGGAGGTTAGCGCAACGCCCATAGCCGCCGCGTTGACCATGATATTTTTGGCTTCCTTCTGAAAGCCTTTAAGGTTTCTGCTCATCCCCTTCAGTGGACCTGAAAGCTGGTCCACTGCCGTGATGATCGCCTTCAGCTGAAAACTATCTGCCACGGTTGATTTCCTCAAAGATGCGGACAGCCTCAGCTTCCATTTCCAGAAACTTGCTGAGGCTGACATTTTTCAGTTCAAGCGGATTTATGCGCCAGAAGTGGGCGGTGTTGTAGAGTCGCTTCCTGAACTCTCTCCCGCTTCCGACCCCGTAAAAAAACCCACGATCGTCATTGACGCCATAAAGACATCCTTGAGCGCCAGCTTAGCCGCCGAAGAGCGCGGGATGGCCGCAAGCACCGGGATATATTTCAGCGTAACGCGTGAGTCCAGCTTCATTTCACCGGACTCGTTGTAGCTGAAAGGGATTCCAAACTGCTCAACTTCGTCGTAAGTTGGCTCGCGGATTTCCAGCACATGCAGCGTCTCATTTGCCGCCACAATAGGTTTAGAAAGCATCAATTCTTTCACTGGTAGAATCCTTCTGAGCCGTGGAATTCAAGGTCAACCGTGCCCTCTTCAGCGTTGTGGTTGGCCTCTCCAAACAACCAGGCTTCAGTCAGGACATACACCTGACCGTTCGCCAGCTCAGCAGTACCGGTCATGCTGTCGGACTCTGTGATTTTGCTGAGCGGGAATCCCTTCGGCACTTTGAAAGTGCCTTTGATATAGGGCGCGCGGTGCGTTTCTTTACGATCAACTGAACCATCCAGGCCAATAACGTCATCATTCACCTTGGTGTTCATCGGCACTTCAATGCCGCCCGTCAGCGACAGCTGAAGGCCGTCGAGTTTGAAATACGTAGTACCAGCAATACGGGACATTATTCGCTCTCCTCGCTGTATTGCAGACGGAACTGATTAACCAGCGCAAAGACGCGCAGCTGATTAACGTAGTCAGGCGGGAACAGCACATCAACGCGGTTTGGATTATCCGCATTGCGCTCAACCACCAGATAGGTTTTGAACAGGTCAAAGTTTTCAACGATGGCTGACCGCTCCATCTGTTTGTAGACGGAGCACATCTCACCCTTGATAACCGATGGTGTCACCACGGCCTGACCGTCACCGAAGCGGGTTCCGTCATTGGCCAGTTTATGGCGCGGGTACTTTGAAGTGATCACGCTCTTTAGCTCGCGCAGTACATAAGCGCTGGTATGCAGGGTTTCACTGTCGAGATAGCTGTTATCAGCCACGCCGTAACTGTTCTGCTGATAGGTTGTGATATCGCGCTGAATGCGCAACAAACCGCCTTCAGCATAGGACGTTGCAATCCCGTGCGTCAGCAGAGACTGCTGCTCAGAGAGAATGAAGCGGCTCCCCTTTGGTGCAGGCAATGCCCCGGTCAGTTCACCGGTTTGCGTCGGGCGCGCAGGATCGTTACGGATAAAAACTGCATTCCGTGCGGTACGCATCGCCACCAGCTCATCGCAGCAGGTTTGCGTGGACACTTCATAACCCGCTACGGTGATATGCTGGTTGTTCATGGTGTCACCAAAGGCAACCAGCTCGGACAGCGTACCGGTTTTAGCCGTATAAACGTGGCCATACAACTGGCGCGCATAGCTCCAGCGGCCTGAACCATCATTCATTTCCAGCGCCATCGTAGCGAGAGAAGCTGAATCGCTGAACGGAAGCCCGATGAAATCAAATGGCTCATCGCCCATAGCAGCAATGGTGTCGGTAAGGTCCGGTGAACCAGTGCCGCCAGCCAGCGGGGTGATGGTCACGGTAATGCCGTCAGGTGTAGTTTCACCGCCAACTGTGCCGTAATAATTCAGCATCAGCGGGATGTCGTTCCCGGTCAGCCCCTTATGGCGCGCTTTGACTGCAACTGTGCCGTCAGTAGCTGTCGCGGTTACAGGCAGGCTGGCATTTGCGTTGATAGCGGCTGCCAGCGTGGTGGCAACATCAGCAGCCTCATCGCCGATAACCACGGCGGCCTGCACGCGTTCAACCCCGATATACAGGCTGAGCGTCCCTGACGCCTGCGCGGTTCCTGCAATCACTACTGAGCCTGCAGCCTGCGCCCCCGTTGATTCACCCACAGCCAGAATCCACAACTCACCAAAGGGGTCAATGGCACGATAGCGCTTGACCATACGGTGCAACTGGCTGCCGAAGCCGCAGATTTTACCGGCAAGATCGGCTGATGGCATGATAGTGAGCGTGTTCTTAACAATCGTGCTCGTGGTCGCCACAGTACCAATAAGCAGCGCCGGGCCGCCTGAACTCGCGCTGTTCGCCTGGCTGGCATCCATCTCTGCCCAGAACAGCGGCACGCGGATATCAGAAGGCACCTGATTAAAGCTGACAGTCATCACTCGCCACCTTGTTTAATTGCGTCTTTTGCAGAGGTTTTGCTATCTGCTTTGACTTCCGTAACATCTCCGGCCTTGATACGGCGGAGCCAGTAAGTGCTCATCTCGACGTTTCGCCCTTCTTTAGGCAATAGATCGCCACGGGCTGGATCAGGAACTGATCGCCCGGCAACAGGTTTTAGTTTCATTGGTTACTCGCTGAGGTTGACCCGAAGTTTGTGTTCGATGATGCCGTCTGGTTTCTGATCTTTGCCGATGAAGTCCATGTCGACATCAATTTCTCTGAATTCATCCAGAGCATTGAGATCGTCCTGCTGGCGCGTCATCTCGCCAGTAATTTCACGCGTCAGCATGAACTCAAACTGGTAATAGAGGCGTCCACGATCCATATCCAGAAGCTGGCCACCTGAATACGCCACCGGACCCGCGTCTTCATCTGGTTCCCAGCCCAGCAGGGCTTTCCAGATTTCGCCCCGGACATCATGCACCGCGTCATAGCCTGATGCCTGCCCGCGTTCGTCGCGGGTATTGTCCAGTACAACGACAACTGCAAAACCTTCGGTCACGTTCTGCCAGTAGTCGGTCAGTGACTTTTGTTCGGCAGTAACGTCTTCAGTGGGTACCACGTAAGCCGCGGGTAACTTCATTTTTCCGGTTTCAGGAATGGCTTTGAATTCCGCCGCGCCGGCCACGTTGCCTGCAAAGCGCGGACATCGCGCGCGAAGCGCAGCTATAATAAGAGACAGCTTCATTTCTTTTTCCTTTCAGGCCTGAGGGAGGTGCGCAGCGCCCTTCTGAGGACGTAACTCGTCCAGCTCTTCCGGGACTCAAGCACTTCCGCCATATAGTTCTTGCGCGGTGCAATACGCCATCCGTTACCGCCTGATTTACCTTTATGATGGCTTTTAGCGCGCTTGGCTCCGCGCCTGACCCCATAGAAGAGAAACGCCGGATAGAAATCGCCGTCAATGAGCCGGTTGCCTTCGCCCCGCTTCTGGTTGGGCGCAATTCGAACCATCATGCCTGGACGATTTTTTGATGCCCGGGGAACGTAGTAACCGATTGAGCGCGCCAGCCGGCCAGTGCTATATCCCGGATTCTCGCCCGGTGATGAACGACCACGACGCATCACCAGCCGGCGGGCGTCACGCATATGCACCTGGCCTATTTTCACGAAGGCCTTACGCATTTTGGCTCGGTTAAAAACGAGCTCTTTTGGCTGGTCGAAATCGACGTGCAGAAGCGGCTTAGCCATACATCTCTCCATCACGCTCTACCGCGCCCAATTCTTCGCACTCCATCAGCAGATAACGGCCAGCTGAATTGAGATCGCGAAGGCGCTTGACCCGGTAGATGTTGCCGCCATACACCACCTCAAAATCCGAAGTGATGCCCTGGCGAAAACGGATCGTGATGTAATGAGTAATGATGTCATCAGCCTGAATGGATTCGTGATAGGTTGTGGCCCCCACCTGACGGACCTTTGCCCACACATCCTTTTCATTCTGATAAACCGGCTCTACGCCATAATCTGCGGCAGCCTGATCTATGCGCTGCCGCAGATGAATGCGCTTGTTGAGCTCACCGGGGTCGGGGAGCGTGAATACAGCGCTGGTATTTGATGACCGTAACAGCATATCAGTACCCCGACACAGGCAGGCGGCGTGAATAGAGAAGAAACTCAAACGCCTGAGGCGTCTCAGTCATCTCCAGTTCGGACACAGAGCTGCGGTGCTCATACCAGTGACTGACCAGCATCAGCAGAGCAAGGCGAATATCCTCGGTGATCACAATGCCGTCAGTATCAAGCGGGGCAATGTCGTCCACTGTTTTATAGAGATTGCGGTTAAGGTAGGTCACCGCCTTAGCCTCTGCAGCCAGGGCAAATAATTCCAGCAGTCGATCTTCTTCCGTAAAATCATTTTCCAGCCGGCATTGCTGTTTAATTTCGTCAAGCGTCAGCAGCATGGCCTGCCCTTATTTTTTGGCTTTGTCCTTCGCTTCAGCTGCTGCTTTCGCTTTGGCTTCTGCGTCCGCTTTTTCTTTAGCCTCAGCCTCGACTTTTTCCTTTGCTTCAGCTGCTGCTTTCGCTTCGGCATTATCCATTTCACGCGCATAGCCTTTTTTTACCAACTCGCGGCCATGCTGCTCAGTAGTCTCCAGCGTGCCACCTTCAGGAATAACCACGCCTTCGTGATAATTCGGGCGAATGAGAGTTAGTTTCATAATACTTTCTCCGGGTAGCGGCCCGGGGGCCGCTGTCATCGATTACGCGCCAGCCGGAGCAGGAGCAGTGAACGAGCCGTAAATAAACGCTTCAGGACGTTTAACCGCCAGCGCCAGACGTTCCTCACAGCGAATTGAGATCATGTTTTTCTCAAAGTCGTCGGCGTTTTCAGTGGAAATAACCACGTTTGCTTCTTCACGATCAAACAGCTGAGCAGCGGCATTAAACGCACCGGTCAGGAATTTGCCCTGGAATGCAGCGGTTTCGGTTGCCACGACTGGAAGCCCCCACAGCGTTGGACCGGTTAACGCCGCCGGGTTCGCAAGAATGTAGCGGCCCAGGGTATCTTTGGTCAGCTCGATTTTTGCCCAGTCCATAAAGTGCAGCACATGACCTGACGCCGGGAAGCGCGCCAGTTGTGCCTGCAACATCGCCAGACGTAGATCGTCGATACCGTTCTGCTGAGCAACTTCAAACGCCGCTTCATAAGCAGTAGCCTGCGGCACGATGCCGTGAAGGTGAGCGCCTTCAGTGCCGTCACCAAAGAGGATTTCCTGCTCTTCGACATACTTAAGCCCAAACCGCATTTCTGCATCAATAGTAGATTGCAGCTGAGGCATGTCATCGAGAATCTGCTTGGCTGCTTTGAACATATGCGCAATGGTTACTACCGGTGTGATTTTGGTTGCGAACTTGATACCGCTGTATGGCTTGACTGTACCTTCAGGTACAACTTTCGCCGCGTTGGTAAAGCCGGTCTGTTGCACCCAGAAAATTGCCGGTGAAGAAGTGTTGCCAGGAGCAATAAGATCGCGAATAAACAGTCGTTGCTTTGGCTGAGCATCGATGCCCGGCAGGCGTTGTGGTTCAACCACACCATCTGGCACATCAGCCGACAGAAGAGCAGCTTTAACAGGAATACTCAGACGGCGGTTACCTTCAATACTGGCAGCGAATGCTTTCAGTGCTTCGCTACTGACCACGGTTTGGCCAACGGTTTCTACAACTTTTTTCGCATTCGCCAGCGGCATCTGCGCAACGTGCTGCTCCAGATCACCCAGCGCCGCCTTCAGCGTTTTTTCTGCTTCACGCATGGCGTTGAGCTCACTCGCCATTTTATCTACTGCCGCTTTGGTCTCCGCTGAAAGCGAACCAGATTTTTTTGCCTCGCTCAGTGCCTCTTCAGCCTTCGCGTTAAACTTGCTGCTGGCTTCGTTGATGCTGGCGGTAACCTGTTTTAGTACTTCATTTACTTCAGACATTTTTAATCCTTATTTGCCGAACGCGGCCAGCGCGTTTTTAAGTTGTGCCATATTTTCGGGGT